AAGCGTCGTACCTGTCACCGATGTGATACCAGTTGCGATACTTCGCAAGGACATACGGATGACAGCGATCTCGCCGTTCAACCAGGTGGAACACCTGTCCTGCTCTGTGCAGATTGGATAGTGCGCCGGAGATCTCTCCGTGATGTAGGTGGATGCCACGATCTGCGAGCCACCTGCCGATCTCACGCCATGTCATGCCCTCTTCTGCGCCATCCAGCGCATTGAGGATTTGCTTCTGCCGTGCGCCAAGTGAACCATCTGCGATCTGTCCCCACGCACGCATGACGGAGGCAGGTCGATCGACGTACCCTCCCGTCCCGTTGTATGTAGCCCAAAGTTCTTCCTGCATCACTTGGCCTGCATCTCTTGGAGGATCACGCCCATGTCGTTGATGAGTTGGATGTGTCCGCTCGCCCACGGCTCACGATTCGGGTATGCGAGTTGCATGACAACCATTGCACCTGTTGCAACGGCATCCCTGTCGTTCTCTGCGCCGAACAAGTGTGTCTTGTAGTTCCCGTTGCCCCAATGCGCACGGAGAGTAAATGTTCTCATGTCCTAGTCTTCCTTCCGTTTATCGGATAACTGTTGCTTTGCCGTCGCCGTCGATGCGCAGTTGCGCTTCGCCTGCTTTGATTGCCATAAGGTCAGCGATCAGGTTTGATGCTTCCTTGCTGTTCAGGTCTTTGAGGCTTGTCTTGCCTGCGATTGAGTGCAGGAGATCATCGTCTGATCCGACTTCCGCAGCAAGCCCTCGGATGTATTTGATTTGACTGTCGGAGACGGGATTGATCTTGAGTCCGTCGTTTGCTTCCTGCCGTGCAGGTGCAGGCTTTGCGCTTTGCACCTTTGCAGGCTCTGCCTTTGCCTTGCTTCCGAGTTCTGCACGCTTGGCCTGTGGTGCAGGCTCGCTCTTCGGTTGTTCCTGCGTCTTCGGTGCTTCGCTCCGCACATAGGTGTCGGCATCGGGGTCGGTGTCATCCGTAGGCAGGCAGAGTGTCTGCAGGAGTGCTGTGCGGAACGCAACGGACATTGCCTTTGCTGTGGCCTTGTCTCCGCTGTCCATGCTCTCGGCGCAAACTGTGGACGCAACGCTACTGCCATCAGGTGCGAAGAATGTGTAAGTCACATTGACACGGACATGGCCCATCTGCGTTCTGTTCTGCCCGATGGTTACTGTCTCGTAGGCAATGTCGTTGATCTGTGGCACAACGACAACGCCATGCTTGCGAAACGCAGGGGACACAGCATTTACAACGCTGTCAATCCCACGGAAGTTGAAGTTCTGATGCGTGTTGCGCTCTGTCTTGCGCACAGCACCTGCATCCTCCATGCATTTATTGAGGAGTTTGATGATTTCCATTCCTGTCCCTTTCTGTTACTTGGTTGCTCGCATGACGCGAAATGTTGAGGTCTTCGTGTAGGCATCGGCAATGTCGGGATAGTCCTCGGCAAGCGCTTTGCTGTCCAGCCTGCGTGACTCCTGCATCTTCCATGACACCACACGCCGACCGGCGACTGTTCCGTATTCCTTGTCCAGCAATGTTCGTGCAAGCGCATCCTTCAGGTCACGCTCTTCCTTCTCAAGAAGCGAGATGGATTCCTTGACTCCCTGCCATTGAGCAAGCAGGGCGATGGCGCTGTTGTCTAGTTCGACTTCTCCGGCAGGCTCAGGATGCAGTTCCGCAACCATCGGTGCAGTCAGCGTCTCATGCTCGGGAATCTCGCCTCGGTCAATGGCAGAACAGAACGCCTCTACCTTGTCCCACATATCGTCCTGCGCATCCTTGCTCGCTTCTACGAACTCAAAGCAGAACCTCATGTGTCGATCAAGAATGATGAAGACAACCTTTGGCGCACCTGTGCAGAACATTTGTGCTTGTGCCTGCCAGAACCAGGAATCGGGGAACGCATCGCCGGATGCCCAACTGTTCGTTGTCTTCGCTTCTACAACTAGGCTCGGGTCATCAATGCCCTGTGCGTCAAGCGTTGCAATGATCCGGCCTCGTGCGTACATAACGTCCGGCGTGTGCAGACGCTTCTCAAGCGTGTCCGATGCGTATTGGATGAGCGTTGGCTCCAGGTAGTTGCCACGCACCATTGCAGGATTCGTCTCACCGATAGTTGGTTCCATCGTCTTGCGGACTGCAAGATCGGAGATCGACTGGAATGGGTTGCATCCCATGATTGTTGAGACTTCGCTTGCACCTACGATGCAGTCGCCGTTTGCGTTGCGATGGCGCAGACGCAACCATTCGATCGATCCGTGTGCAGGCTTTGGGATTACTTGGTGTTTATGCATACTGTGCATAGTACCCGATGGGTGTTGCACACATAAACATCCGTTGTTGTTGGTGGTGACGCAGGCTGATTGCAGCGAGTATCAGCCTGCGTCACCTTTCGTTCTGATTCTCCAATGATGCTCGAGCATGATCATTGATGTGCGTATCAATCTTCTGCTCAATGCGCACCACAGCGTTCATCACCTGTGCGTGATCAGTCTTGTTCTCTTTCCGTGTGGTTTGTATCAGCGAAGCCAACACAACCCCAATCAGACCGATCACAGCGACGATGATGCCTTCGGCCATGACTCACCCTTTGAGCGCCTGAGCGATCTCGTCAAGGATCTCCTTGAACACAGCATCCACCTTTGCCGGGTCGTCTGCCATCGCAGGTGCGATCTCCGTGTGAACCCAAGCGCCACCTGGCCCGATGGTGTTCTTCTCGTAGACCTTCCAGCCTGATGCAACGCCACCATTGTCACGGTCGCACCTGTATCCAGCACCGAAGCCCTTGCCAGGAATCCAGTTGTTCTGATAGTCGTGCAACTCTTCGATGAGCAAACGATCACGATACTGATAAAGGAAGTTGATCAGTTCCTTGCATTGCTTCGCTGTGCCACCTGTGTCCATCGCCCTCCAGGTCGCATGAACACTCAGACCGCTACCACCACGGACGGGACGATTCGCATAGATCCCTAGATTCCGCATCCCGAAGAGGAAGCAGATCATGTCCTGAAAGCGCTTCGTGCCTGCACGAGGCTTGCTAGAGGGATCGCTGTTGCCTGTGTACGGACGCACGTTTACTCCTTGCCTGCGTTCTTGAAGATGGTGTCCAGTTCCTGCTTGTCGATCTTGCCGTCGTCTGCGTAGGCACGAGCCAACTTCTCAATCACCTGTGATGTTGATGCGATGCCGGCGAGGATCGCAGCCTTCCAAACAGGGATGCCACCAAGTACTGATGCACCACCGATGATTGACATTGCTGAATAACCGAAGACAGCAAAGACCCTGAATGCGACGCTCTTCATTCTGATTCCCTATCGCCAAACAAAGCAATGATGTTGATGATCAATCCGGCTCCTGCCATGATCAAACCCCAACGCCGAGTATCACCAGTCAGCGTGATCAGCACGAGGCCAGTACCTACGAGCGTCCACGCCAAACCTGAAACATCAGACAACTTCGGCATGGGAAACATTCTTGCAAGCCATGTATCAAGAGAGCCTCAAACGCTTCGGCGTCGGGCAACTGGCAGGGTTGTCGCTACTGACACAGCGATCACCACACGCCGAGCGCCGACAGGGATGCTGGAACCTAGTGGCACATAGGAATCAAACTGGCCTGAATAGAGGTCTACCTGCGCCTCAAACTCCTGCCGTACTTCCTCCGGCGCATCCTGCACCTGCTCAATCAGCAGGTCGATATCAGACTGCGTGAGTTCTGATGTATCGAAATCGAATACAGAATCAACTATCAGGTTCGTTGGTGGTTCTGTCGTGGTCGGTGTCGTGGTCGGCGCAGGCTCGGTCGTCGTTGTGGCCTCTGCCTGTGTGGATGTAGGTGACAGCGTTGTTGAAGGCAATGGCGTGATGGTCGCAGTCGTAGATGCCGTTGGTTGGGGCCATGTGGTCGCCACCTCCGTCGTAGCAGGAATGGTTGTAGCCTCGGGAACAGTAGTCGCAACAGAAGTAGAAGTGAGGCTCGGCGTTGAGAAGACTGGTTGTGGGATGGTTTCTGTGCTTGGTACTGGCACAGTCGTTGTCTCTTCTATCGGCAGGGCTTCTGTGGTTGTTGGCTGATCTACCGTTGTTGATACTTCGGTCGTTGGCACACTAGATGTTGTGGTCGTCGGCGCTTCGGTACTAGATGTTGTGGTCTCTACTGGCCCGACGGCAAGCACAACCTGCAAGTGCTTGTAAACGCCAGGACAGGGGTCTTCCATGAACCTGCCGTTGGTGGCATCAAGCGTGAATGCCTGCTGTCCTACAGCGACGCTAGAAACGACGCTGACGGACGTAGACGCATGGCACGCAGGATTCAGCGTGAACTCGCTCGGCAAGCCGTAGGAAGCGAACAGCACATCCGTGAACACGAAACCATCTGGCAGGGCCATCTGAAGCACATGGCCTTCCCATGCTTGCCCTAACTGCACGCTCGGTTCTGCTGTCGCAACATTGCCAAACAGGGCAAGCCCTGCCACAGGAGCGAAGATCAGAAGCTGCGATCTAGCCTGCGATAGCGAGCGCTTGTTCTTCCGTGAGGCCAAGTTCCATCAACCTTTGGATTCCTGCTTGCCTCGCTGCTTGCTTCGCTTCCATCTGTGCCTGCACTTCACGGTCAGCCTGTTCGATCTGCGCGATCTGTGCATCACGTTCTGCAACCTCTTCAGGTGTCGCATCACGTTCTTCCATCGTTCCATCTGCGTAGTAAGTCTTGATCGTAAACGTCATGATGTTCTCCTATTGTGAAAGTCCATAGACAGCGACCCATCCGGTCATAGATGTCCCTTTGGCGAATGTGATTCCATCAAATGTGTCTGTGACCCCATGCCGTGTTCCACCTTCGTAAAGCGATGCGTAGTTCTGATCGCTCACATTACGCACAATGAATGTCGTCGGCTTTGAAATGAACGGGCTGAACACATCTATCTCCGCAGCACCTGCCCAAGTTCCATAGCAGTTATTTATGAATGCGCCATTGTACGCAGTCGTGTTGAAGGTGCTCAATGATGTTCCGTTGATGTTGGCGATTTGACTCAAGTAACTGCTCGTGTTGTCTGTGCCACTCTTGCGGAGAGAGGCAACAATGCTCCCAGCAGAAGTGATCGCTTCTGTGCGGAATAGGATCTTGTAGAACTGGAAGTCAGATTTGAAGACTCCATTGAGTGAAACGCTACTCGCACCTGCGAAACGGACGCTCCCATTGGTACTGATTGTGGCTGACCCGCCACCTGTCGTAACGCTTGTTGGCTTGCACAAGTTGAGGGCCATATCTATTCCTTGAATCCGTAAATCTGAAGTCGGCCCGACCAGTTGCTCGCTCCATAAATCTGCAAGCCGTTGTATGAAGTGGTCAATGTGTGATGCCAAACTCTATTCCCGCACCAAATAGGGTTAGCGGAGGCGTACATACACGAAAAGTCCGATCGTGCAACGGTTGGCCCAGCGAGGAAAGGTCCAGTCACAATCATTACAAACGCTTGATCTTGGCTCAAGTTTCCTGTCTTGGCGATGATAGGGATGTTCGCAACAGAACCCGAATCAAATGAGGTCGTTCGATAGTCAAGATAGGAATAGTTGTAGCCAGTTGCGCTTCCTGTTGGAGTGCCGTTCAACGAAAGATCGCAATAGAGTTCAGATGCGATTGCTGTGTTGTATTCGCAATAGAAAGCATACTTGCGATACGTCGCATTGAAAATGCCGTTGAAGGTGAAGTGCGTTGCGCCGGAGAATGTGACTGTCCCGTTAGTCCCAATGGTTGCAGTACCGGATGTTGTGACGCTTGTTGGCTTGACTTGTACTAATCCGCTCATGGTCAGTCCTTGAACCCGTAGATTGCCACTTGACCACTCAAAGCATTACTCCAAGAGCCAAAGGAGAACCCATCATGGGTATCTGACCCACCATTGCAAATGCTTGCCGTATCGTGGACTTCAGCAGGGCGACCACTAGAAAATGTTGTTGCCATCCTGTTTCTCACAAAGCATCCACCAGTTGCACCTGTGTTATCAAATGGGTTGAAGAACGTCATGTGGAATGCATTTCGTAGGTTGTTGCCAGCGAAAGGAACAAAACCTGCGTTGGTGTTAGTCGCTGTTTGCATTGCGCCACGCCCACCACTTTCATAAAGCCATTCCCAATATCCGTTGGCATTTGTCCTATCTACCCCGGCCTTGCGGAGACGCCAGTTAGTGCTTGTTGAACCTGCAAATGTCCATTGCCATTCGATCTGTACGAAATAGTTTCTGTATGTCGATGAAAAACATCCGTTGATCGCAAAGTAAGTCACCGAGTTGAGGATGACTGTGCCATTTGAGTTGATCGTCCCTGAAGTGCCAGTCACGCCAACTGAAGTCGGAACGATCTGAACGAAGTCTCCTGCTGCGGAAACAAGCGAATCCGCAACTGAACCGTAGCGAGATGCAAGGATCACGACGAGAGGTTACCGAAGACAAGCCAGGTGTTTGTATCCGTCTTGACGCAAGTTGCGACCCCCCATTGCCCTGCGATCTTGAGTGCAGAACCGAACGAGCGGAGAGTCACACCTGCGCCAGGTGCAATCGTCACCTGTCCAGCGCCAAACTGCGTCAAAACGATTTGCGTTCCGATAGGAAATGCGACGCTTGCATTAGGTGGCACGGTCAGCGTGATGGCAGACGCATTGTTGAGTGTCACTATCTGCGCCACATCTGTCAAGGCAAGCGTGTACGTCGTACCAACTTGATTGTTGAAAACAGCGAACGCAATATCGTTCACGCCATCAGTAATGCTGTTGATGTTTGCAGCGGAAAGAACATCACCGTCCGCATACGCTTGGGAAAGAGGGTAGGTCGCCATTGTTCTCCTTAGAGTGCGCTCTCGCCAAGAATACCGAACTCCGTGCTACCGAGGATGAAGGCAACGGATAGCGGGAACGCTGTTGTGAATGTGGTTTGCCATTGTCCAGGGCGAATGTCATGGCTGATGCCCTGCACGAGCAGGTCTGCTGTTAGTCGTGTATTGCCGGGGTTGGTCTTATTGACCTCGATCAGTTCGTTCATGTCGATAGACAGCGCAGGAAGCACACGACTGCTTGCTGTACTCACATCAAGACTGATCGACTGGATCCGCAGTTTGACGTCTTTCCGGTAGTTGAGGATGCGCTTGGCCTGTCCGAGTGCATCTGCGTCGTCATAGAACAGAAGCCCTGTCCGGCTGAGTGTGCGCCGGAAGTACGTTTCGATTGACGTTGCGTCCTCGGCCTGCTGTGGAACGCCACCTTCTGCCTCCACGATTACATCATTTGCGAGTTCATCGTCATCAAGTGCAAAGTCAATGCCCTGGTAGGCGATACCTGTGCCATCATCATCAAAGACTGTTGGTGTCTGCGTCGCGGCGAAGGCAACAGCATTTCTGCTCTTGAAGACGACGTTTCCGGCAGGGTCACAGTAGAGCGCACCCATCTCCGTCGCTTCTACAGTTTGCAACGCTTGCAAACAAGCCCTCGGTGTCCATGGGTCATCAAGCAGTTGCGTATCACCATCGTCAATAGAACGGAGGCTTTGGGGCCATCCGGCTTCGTCAAGAAGGTCGTTGATGCGTGTTCCAGGTAGATCACCCGGGAGGGACGTTGGTACTTCTTCAATTTGTGCGAGGTTCAGCAAACGGAACGCATCTTCAGCCTGGATAGTGACCTTTGCGCCATCCCATCCCTTCTCATACTCGTAGTCCCAAGATGTGATGTATCCGCTGAACAGGTAGTACGTCGTTCCTGAATAGTCAGCGGAGATGCGGATCTGACGCATCGGCAGGATCTCACCGTAGTAAGGGCCAGTCGTGTTCGTCGGATCAAAGTCGCCGGTCTCGTCAATGAACGTGACTGTCGCAGAGCCGTTGTTGTATTGGTCTGTAACACGGTCTCTGCCTCGGCGTGTCGTGATAGATGTTACCTTGTCCGTAATGTCAGCAGGGATAGCGACGGACGTAGCGAGGACGTTCGTCCCGAGGATGCCATCCGTTGCGCTTCCAAGAATGAATGCGTTGCCAAAGCCTGCGCCAGTACCGAAACGGACGACAACCTTTGGTGTTGCAGGGAGGCTCATGACAGGACGAGTGTACGTCCTGATCGCTGTGCGTTCAGGAGGCCTCTACGGATGTTCTCCACAAGGTCGTTCTCAGAGATCACACTTCCAGCGACATTGACGGTGATGCTTGTTTCGCCACCAAGCGCATGATTCGGGACGATAGTACCGGACTGTCGTGGCGTGAACACTTCAGGGCCACGCTCACCGACGATGTACGTTTGTCCACGCTGAACAGGGCCACCCATCGCACGACCAGGCAATCCCATCAACTGGCCGAGTCCTTCCCAGTCAATCGCAGCGAATGCCTGCTCTAGCGCAGGTGTCATGATTCCGGTGCGTTCCCATGTGGCAATGTCTGCTTGCAACGGATCGCCACGCACTTCGCCTCGTGCTTCGCCCATCCGCTCTTCTGCTTCACGCAACTCAAGGAGCGCATCACGCTGGTTGCGGAGCGCTTGGGCAACGCCATTGATGGCATCTGCTTCCCTGCGCTTCGCACTCTCCAAGCGCTCGACTGCCTCTCGGTAGCGGTCAGAGCCTTCTGTAGCGCCATTGATGAGTTCGTTGAGGTCTGTTTGTGCTTCTGTCAGGTCTTTCAGGGCTTCCAGTTCGGCACGCTGTGCATCTGACAGGTTGCGTGTCGCATCCTCAATGTCACGCTTCGCATCAGCCAGTTCTTCATCGCTCGGCCCATCTTGCAGATCGGTGAGTTCTGCCTGCGCATCAAGCAACTGATAGGTGGCCTCACGAACAGCGATCTGGGCTTCAGCAAGATCGCGCTGTCTTGGGAACCTGCGACGCTCAACACGCTCAAGTTCCTTCTGCGCATCAGCCAAACGGAACTGCGCTTCTGTGATCTTGTCTGTTGCTTCCTGCACGGAGCGTGCGCTCGCAGGCTCAAACAATGCCTGGTAGCGCTTCTGCGCTTCAATCAGCGCTTCTTGCGCATCTCGTGTCCGCAACTGCGCATCCCGATAGCGCAACTGTGCATCGGCCATCCGTTCCTGCGCATCAATCACTTCACGACTATCCATCGCAAAGCCATTCAGGACGCTGTTGTAATACTCCTGCGCATCGGCCACTTCTTGCGTTGCTTCCAACTGCGCATTCTGTGCATCCACAAGCCTGCGCTGTGCATCTTCAACACTAACTGTCTGCCGTTCCCATGTACGAACAGCGCTGATGTAATCCTCGAGCCGTTCCTGCGCTGAGCGCACAACGCCTCCATAGGAACGGATTGGTTCAGCAGCGAGATTCGCCAAGCCTGCAAGGGGATTCAACGCACCGATCACACGCTCCGCAGCATCTGCAGTTGTGAACATCCGTCCGGTGAGCGCATTGAAGTAAGAACTAGCGCCACGAGCAGCGCTTCCAGCGACAGCAGTTGATTGTGCAACATCGCCCATCAATCCTGCAACGAGTTTCGATGAGTCTGCGAGTTTGAGTTCACTTTCACGCAGGTTCTCCAACTCACCGAACAGAACCTTGATTTGCGAAACGAGCAAGCGTTGCTCGTCCGTCATGTTCTGGTACTTCTGTTTCAGGTTGTCGCCGGCAAGTTCAACACCTGTAAACGCCTCGTAGAGCGCTGCGATTTCAGGGTACGCACCATTCACTTCGCCTGTGACCCTTGCGAATGTGTCTGCCATCCCTGCAAGAGCGCCAGTACCTGTCTTGACGTAGGCATTGACGTCTGAGAACTCAAGGCTGAGCGAACTTAGCGCTTCGAGGAAGTCTCGCGCCTTATCGTTGTTGTTAGCGAGGGCAACGAGCGCCTCGTTCTGTGCTTCGCCTTCCAGTTTGAGCGCATCCGTGAAGCCGTCGGTGACCTGCTTCGCTTCTTGCTTGCGCTTCGCATAGATCGAATAAATCAATCCTGCTGATGCGATGATCGCTGTGAATGTTCCAGCGAAGCCGAGTGCGATGCCACTCGCTGTAGAGAGAGCGACACCGAATGTCTGCACGGCAATCTGTCCGATTGCCATCGCAGCGTTGTAGGCAACCATCGCTGTACGGAGTGCGACGAACGCACCGACAGCGGTGAAGATGATCTTGCCGAGTGTGCCAAGTTGCGAGAAGAACGTAGCGAACTTGCCTGCGACGAACTCCAGCGCACCACCGAGACCATCTTTGCCGATGACTTCAATCAACTGACCGATGAAGTCCGTGAACTTGATGACGGTCGGTGCGAGTTGCCCACCAACCTCGATCGCAACATCCTGCAAACGCTGTTTGGCGAGTTGCAACTGTGAACTGAGTGAACCCAACTGCTTGTTTGCGACCTCTTCGGTGATGCCACCTGCGCTCTTGAGGCCTGCCTCGTACTTGCGGATCTGATCGCTTGTGCCGAGAAGGGACAGGATGACCGTGACAGACTCATCTGCGAAGCCCATCATGGACAGCATGGCCTTCTTCGTCTCGTCAGACTGGCCTCGCAGGGCCACTTCTAACTCAGAGATAATGTCAGCGATGTTGCGGAACTCGCCCTGCGCATCGAAGACTGTCACATTGAACTCGTCAAAGACCTTCTTGTTCTCTAGCGCACGCCTCTGGAGTTCACGCATCACGATTGAGAACTTCGTACCGGCTTCTTCGCCCTTGATGCCCTGGTCAGCAAACGCTGAGAGTACGGCAACACCTTCCTCAATGGACATACCGACAGCCTTCATCGCACTCGCTGCTTTGTTGGTCAGCGACTGTGCAAGTTGCTCAACGGAAGCGTTCGCCATGATGTTGCCCTTGACAAGCACATCAGCGATCCGTGCCATGTTCTCCATGTTGGCGACAGCATCATCACGGATAGCGAGGCCGAGTGCAGACTGCGAGTCTGCCAACAGCGACGTTGCAGTATCAAGATCGAACATACCTGCTTGCGCAAACTTGGCAACAACAGGCAAAGCCTGAATAGACGCAGACGCATCCAAGCCTGCACTCGCAAGGAAGAAGTACGCTTCCGCTGCTTCGGTGGCGCTAAACAGCGTGGTCTTACCCATCTGTCTCGCAGCTTCTTCCATCTCATTGCGCATCTGATCAGACAACTCGCCCATGATCGCTGTTGATTGCGTCATTGCGGAATCAAAGGATGCGAACTCACGGACAGCGAGGCCACCGATACCGGCAACGCCGATACCTACCTTTGCGAGTGCTGTCGCAACCATCGTTGCGCCTTTATCCAGCGAGCCGAGCGCAAAGCCTGTCTTGAGTGCAGTACCTTCAAGACGCTGGAAGTCACGAATGGCTCGAGAGATGCCCTTGGCATCAAACGACGTAATGATGGGAACATTGATTGCCATTACGCACCGAACCTTCCACCGATGGTGCGTCGCTGTGTGCTCGCACGCTTGCTCGCCTGTTGATACTGCGAGGTGAGTCCACCTGTCTTCAGGATGACCATCTGCTCAGCCTTGCTGAGTTCATCGATGATCGCACCTTCAATCTTCTTGACGTTCTTGCGCACAGTCGGCCACATGATGCGAGATGCATCTCCATACTTCGCAATCAGGTTCGCAGACAGCGTGTTTCGTGGCGTTTGCTGTTGCTGTGCCATGTCAAAGATCATCGCGGCTCCGTTGCGCTGTGTGATCTTCAAGACAGGGAAGGATGTTTCCCCTGTGCGCTTCCTGCCACCGACACGGGAGTTCACCTGTCGCCGGACTTCTCCACGCTTGTAGACGGGATAAGGGCCACGCTTGCGTCGGCTCGTCTTGGACATCACCATCATGCCTGACAGGATCTTGTCAGGGAATGCCTGCCGGACTTCCTTGACGAGTGGTTCCGCTGCTTTCTTGAGGCCTTTCTCCGTCGCCTTGTACATCTCACGGTCAAGGTAACGGAGTTCTTGCAAGACAGGGCCGAAAGAACGGACGTCAAGACCAGTCTGCAAGCGTGCCATGCGCCAAATCTACTTCTCTCCGTGTTGTTGCTTATTGCGCCAAAGCGCCACCTGCAACATCGCTTCGATCATCTGCTCACCTTCGTTGAGGATTGCAGATGGTGGAATGCCAGATTCCAGCGCTAGGTATGCGATCAGCCAGGTGGCTGATCCCTGTCTAAAGGGGAATCAGCCTTCGGCTCTTCAGCAGTCAGCGTCTCAAGCGTTTCCACGCTCTGAATCCAGTCAGGATCAAAGACCTTCGTGGTGGCCTTGGTGCGCTTCTCGGCGTGCCACGCAAGCCAAGCGAGATCCGTGAGGCGCATCTCCTGTTCCATCTTCATAACGCTTCTCTGCCAGGTGCGCTCAAACGCAACGAAGTCGGCAAAGCCTGCTTCTACGTCCTTCGACGCACCATCAGAGTAGTTGATCTTCAATCGAATCTTCATCGCTGCTCTCGATTCAGTTAGTGATTACGCACCTGTGGACTTAGTCAGCACGCCACCTGTGAAGTTGAGGGTCGTGCTTGACAACTCTCCGACACCACCTGCGACAGGGTTGTGAGCAGCGAGGTAGCAACCAGTCAGCGTGTACGACGGATTGGTGGCGCTGACAGCGCTGGAGGTGGGCTTGATGACGACGGTCGTGGTCGTGCCAACAAGCGGATAGATGGTTGCTTCAGTCTCGCTCGCAGCGAAATCCTGATGCAACACAACTTCCAGCGTGTTGTTCTGCAATCCACCCGAGAACTTGTGTCCCGTGTCTCCGAAAGCGGTGACCTCAATGGAATCCACTTCGTAGTTGAGGGTCACCGAGTTAGAGTGATCACTCAGATCAACGCTGTTGATGGTGATGCTTGCGTCGGTCAGAACGATTCGAGCCACAGTCAGTTCTCCTTGTTGTCGGCTTCTTTGGCAATCGGTTTCGCTGCGACTGGAGCAATGTGTCCGGCTGAGATCAGCGCTTCGACATTGACACCAGACTCTTCCTCAATCGTGACGGTTGCACCGACCTTGCCGAGTGCGCATCGCTCGCTCAAGACTTTGAACTGCGCCATGTGTTCTCCTTAGGCGTGTACCGTCAGTTGATATTGGACTTGTAGGAAGTTCGCATCTGCTTCGTTCAGAGCCGTCACATCTGCTGCAGAGGACAGTATCACCGTCTGTACGACTCCACCGAGCGTTCTATCTGATTCGATTACTGCACGGACGCTCTTCGCTCCGGTAGGACTCAGGAACTCGTCAAGGAGTTCGTTGGCTGTCCTGTCTGTGTACCTGCCAACAACGACGTTGATTGTCCATTGCATCTCAACATCGCCCAAGCCCATCGAACGGTGATAGGTGATCTGCGTCAGTTCGGGATACGCAAACGGTGGATTCAACTGCTCCGGCTGGAAAGCATAGGTACGCAGACCGCTGATAGTTGCGAGTTTGGTCTTGATTGCATCGCCAACCTGTGAAACGGAAGCAGGCATCAGGCAATCCCAATGATCTTGTACGGATTCAGCAGGTCACGCACATCAGGATCGACTGCACGCACCTGAATCGCCATGTCCGCAAAGCCTACAACCCCAAGAGCAGCATTTAGACGTGCAAAGCCACGCATCGCAAGCAGGATGCACGCTTCACGCACATCGTCAGGGATGCTTGCCCAACCCCATTGCGCTGTCACCTGGACGAGCGGACGGTTGGGAACGTACTGCAACGGGAAGGTCTTGCCACCAATGGCGACGATCCTTCGGTACGGTCGTCCCTGCAACGTGGCATTGAGTGGCTCCAGTTGGTAGTCCACTCCCTGCGTCCAGGTCGTTTCAAACACGCCATCGCCATTGTCATCAGTCTTGACAGTAACGCTTGTCGTAGAAATGTCGTTCTCAACAGGCTGGTTGTACGAATCAAACGGATACATCGTGATGGCAGTCTGTGCGGTCTGATAGAAGAACCGACCGCAGTAACCATCAATCCGGCGAGATGCGCCTTCAATAGCGTTCTCAATAAGAGCGTCGTCTGTGTTGTCAGTCAAGCGAAGCGCTGACTTCACATCTGCCAACGTGCAGTAACCGTTGGTGATCGCCATCGTCAGTCTCGCTTAGCGATGCGCTTCTTCGGTGCTTCTACGACAGCACGCTCTTCTGCCGGCTCCGCTGTCGTAGTCTCACGCTTGCTTCCAACGCCAAGCAAGCGCAACTGTTCATCTACTGCCTTGACACGATCATGCAGATTGCGTGCGACGTATCCACGACGCTCGTCCTGCAATGCGCTGATCAACTTTGCGTTGTCTTCCATGTGGTGTCTCCAATGAAAATGGGGCCAGGTGCGCCCAAACGGGATATCGCACCTGACCCCATCCTAGACGGATCAGAAGGTCGGAGTGACCAGTCCGGTTCCACCAATCTTCGCCCAAGCGTTCGGGTAGCGATTCGCCGTGTAAGCGCTGTATCCGTAGACAACAGCGAGCACGTCAAGTTCCGCAGCCTTCGGCTGATCGAAACGCAGGAACATCGGTGAACCTGCATCCTCCCACAGGTGAAGTTCCTGCAGGTTGCCGATGAAGATGGTGTCTTCGTTGGTTCCAGCGCCTTGTGCGATGGAGACATTGGCATCCGTGATAACCGGCAAACCGGCGATCTCGTATCCGCTGTTGCCATAGACAACCGCTCCATTGCCGGAAGCAACGCCATTCATGTTGCGAGGAGCCGGAACAACCAACGGACGGTTGGTCGTATCAAGCGCCGACATGATGAACGCCAAACGGCGAGGATGCATGATGATCACGTTCGGTCCTGCGTAGAAAGTGGTCTGCACCTTCTGAATCGCATCCATCAACTTCGGATACAACTCGGCAACCGACGGCGAGGCATCGGTGTAGGTCACCGACTGTCCAGCCGAAGCCAGGAGTTCGGCAACAACAGCCGAGTCCAGCGTCGTGTGGTACGAAGCGATGAGGTCGTTCATCACGATCATGTCCACGCCAGTTCCACGCTCAAGAGCCTGACGGGAAACCGTCTGCTGACCGGCGATGGTCCCGATCGAAATGTCCAACTTGGTGTCATCCATGTTGGTCTCCGACACCGAAGCACCTTCGGTCTGCGAAGCAGTCGAGGTTCCGGTGGTGACCTTAGAGATGCTGATGGTCAGACCCTGAGCCGGGAGCGGATGCTTCCGAGCAGCGTCTGCAACCGGACGACCTGCACGAGCAAGCGGAGCCGCGAGATCGGTCAGGTACTGCGGGACGACGAGTCCAGCAAAGTTGGCGCTCGTGACGTCACGACGCTCCACACGCTCTTCGTTCATGTGGCGAGCGAGGCGCTCACGAGCCTCAAAGTCGCCGTTGAACTGAGCAGCGAATGCGTCAGCAAGGAAGTTGTTCGACGAGTGCTTCTCGTAGGTGCGAGCCTCGCTCTTGACCGACACGACTGCCGTGTTCTTGCGCACTTCCTGCGCTTCCTTGCTTCGGGCTTCGAGTTCCTGATGCACCTTGATGGTGTCATCCAACTCGGATGCGCTACGGAGCGAAGTGGCGATCTTCTCGTCTTCCTCGGCGGTCAGATCTCGGCCCTCGGCTTCTGCAAGCGACACGATTTCCTGCGCCTCAGCGAGCAGAGCGGAACGCTTCTCGATGAGTTTCTCGGACATGGACATTGGTTTATTCCCTTTGTTCGTTGTGGACTTGTTTGACCGAGTGATCTTGCTAGTGACTGTGTCGGCTAGTGACCGGCTCGCAGTTGCAACAGTTCGATCTGCCGTTTACGCAGGTTTCTCGCTGTCGTCGGCAGGACTGTATCAGCCTGCGTGCTAGTGCGTGAACGCAACTCTGCGACCGTCTCCTCATAGGCAGGGTAAGTCACGACGCTCACATCAAACAGTTTGACTTCACGGAGTTCCCGTGTTCGCTTGTCAGTACTCCAAGAATCCTTGACCGTCTCGAAAGCGAAACTCATTTGGCTGATATCGCCACGACGGAGGGCCGACATGATCTTGCGTGCGTCAGGGTTGTCCTCATCCAACTGCGCTTCAATGCGCAGTCCGTAGTCGTCCTCTTCCAGCGTGAGGGTGCCGGAGCGTGTTCGTGCCAACGGGACACCTTCGTGGTCGATCAGAAGACGCACATCAGCGCCATCCTTGATGGTCTTGCGGAATGCGCCACGCCGGACGAACTCCGTCCACGGCAACGGCTCGCTCGGTGAATCGAAGATCGCAGCGTATCCAACGAGTGTGCTTCCCTCGGGCTTTGCACGCATCTCAAGCGTCGTGTACGCAACGCTCCGATTATTGCGTTCCGTGATAACCCACGACTTAGGGATGCAAACATGGGCTTCGACCTCAACATGGAGGCTGTCTCCATGCTCGTCTTCCGCTTCCATCTCCGGCTCGCCTTCGCCTTCCACCATGTCTGATGGTTCTTCGATGTAGATCATCTGTCGTTCTTCATCGAGTTGTTCGACGATGTTCTCTGCGTATTCCATCGTTCTCCTTGCGCCGGATTTCGTTCCATCGCTACCCCACAGGAGATGCGCAACATAGCCTGCGGTGATTGTGTCGCCTTCGACAGCATCTAAGTCAATCATGTGTCGTGCTATCCAAGGCCCGATCTTACGCCACTTGGCTTCTGACACGCTTCCTGAAGCCATCTTCCGTGCATCTTCAACGGTCTGCGGTTGCAGTCCATCGCCCGAGTATCCCTCTTCATGCAGTCGCAAGCCCTTTCTCGCAGCTTCTCGCATGAACTGCGGAGGCGCGAGCCTCACCTGCCGAACTTCACCAACCATCTCACTATCTTCTGCAATAGAGATGGCGACTGCCTGATCGATGGCATCCTGCTTTGTGTCGTGGCACGCAACAGTTTCTGCGCTCCCGTCAGCGTTGATCTTGACGGTCGCCCAACCTGTGCAGTCAGACTGTTTATCGCTGATTCCGTAGGGCATCTCAATCAACAGGTGGGATAATGATGCGGACGTCGATGCTCTTGCCTGCTTCTGCGATGCCGTAAAGCGTGTCTCCAGGGCCGAGGCCACCTGCCAATGGCGCTGAATGCTTCACGATTGGCAACCCCTGTGCGACAGACACATCAGAACCACCGATGTAGAGCGTTTCGTTCGTGTTGTTGTGCAACCAAACAGGGCGATTGATGTTGTCGGCAGATACGAGCAAAGTTGCCGTGTCTGTAACTGTGACTTTGTAGGCTTTCATTCTTTCTCCGCATCTTCACCGAGGAATGGCATATCTCCTGAGCCTGCCATCGGTGCGCCAGGAAGGTTCAGCACGAACCTGTCGCCACCTTCGTACGGCTCTCTGTTCTCAATGTGGCGTGCCTCGTTCGGTGTGAGCATCCCGCTTGCGATCTGAATTTGTGCGGAACGCACTCGGGTTGCCAGGTCTGCACGCATGAACTCGTCGGCGTTGAAGTGCAAGCGCTGATTGGCAGGAACGAGGTCGCTGAAGGCATCTTCTAGCCTGCGCATCCAGGGCAACAGCGTGTGTCGCACGAAGATGATGCCGGCCGATTCGACGTTCTGATACGTCTGCGAGTCTCCACCTGTCCCGAGGATGAGATGCAACGGGATGCGATAGAAGCGTGCAATCTCACGCACGATCTGTTCACGATGGGCCATCGTGTCCATGTCTGATGCGCTTGCTGTGATTGGCTTCCACTTGAGGCCACCTGTCAGCACGGCAGGACGGCGACGCTTGTAGTGCGTGTCTACCCATGTGTCACGCAGAACCTGTGCTTGCTCGGCGGTGAGTTGTCCGTCTGTTTCTAGGACGCTTCCAGGTGTTCCACCATCTCCGTACCAAGCGGACAGGAACCTGTTGATGGCAATGTCTGTACCGATGATGTTGCGGAGTGCGTCCATCGGTGCGATGCCCTGCGCTTGTGCAGGTAGTCGCATCCAACTGATGCGACGGATGGTGCTTGAGTCGTAGGTTTCACGCCCGATCTGATACAACATCTGTCCATCGTCATCCACCTTGACCTGGACTTTATTCGGATGGATGTTGCGCAGTTCTAGCGGATAGATGCCACGCATCGGCGCCCACCAATACGCAACCCCATAGATGGCAAGCGTGGCGACCGTCTGCTGTACGAACTCGAACATCAACTGGTCATCGTTGGGTCGCTTGAAGACGCTCGGAGTAGGCAGGTTCGCCCATCGGCCACCTTTGTCTGCCTGGAGATGTAACGTCATTGTGGCGACGCTGTCTGCGAGCAAAGTGATGGCCGAGGCGCACGCACTACTCGTGAAGATGGTGGACTCTGAAACGATCTCGCCGGAGTAGTTTCCGAAGACGGGACGAGCCGTGATCTGATTGGGGTCAATGCTTGTGGGCAACGCTCGTTTCTCTGGCCTGAACAAACTCATTGATTGACCTCACAAGCGACGACTATTAGAACTCCTGTTGCGATCAAAGCGCCAGGGATGCTGATCATGCCAACACCAACGCAGAAGGTAATCGCTCCAAGTAGTTCGGTGAAGAACATGATTCGCTGTTTCATGCGATCACCATACCGATTCAATCGTAGGCGATGGCGTGCTACTCTGTCTGCGTGTGGCCCTGTCTAGCGCCATGCACAGGGCGATCGCGGCGTCGATCTTGCGTTTGCTCTTGCCTTTGCTGAGTCGCCATCCGTTGTCTGTCATGCGTTGCGCTGCAGATAGCACCTGATCACCGAATGTCGGTGATCCGTTATGCACAACTCTGTTTGTCACGATCATGTCGTATGCATTGCCACACGCAGGAATCATGCGCTGTGATGACTGCGGGAACTCCAGCATTGGCAGTCCGTCATCCATGAGTGCCTCTGCACTTCGCTGGAAGAACGCAGGGTCAAAGGCGAACTCTTTGACTTGGTAGTTCAGGTGCAGGTGGCGCAGGTGTGCTTCTACATCAGCAATGTCTATTGCCTCCATGTCGGGATGCCAAATCTTTGCTTCGACGTAGCACTTGCCGTCAGCCTGTGGTTGTGCGAGGACGATGGCAATGCTGTCGTGTTTGAGTGCCATGTCAATCCCGACGTAGCAATCATCTTCCTTGTTGATCTCTACTGTCCCTGTGCATTGCTCCCATGCGCCCAGAGGCAACCAACTCTCTTGGCTCCGCACCCATTGATTGAGCCGGTATCGACGGAACGCCATCTCGCTCGTCTGCTTAGAGGCCACTTCCATGTCCTCTTCATCAACGAGGCCGAGGGCCAAGTTCGGATTAGACCGCATCCATTCGTTTCGATCATAGATGTTGCAGTCGGCCTTTGCTTCCCACCAAAAGAAGCCGAACGCATCATCCTCGGTTTCTCCGGCGACGATGCTCTTTCCGTACTGGTACAAACGTCCGGCGAGGCTTTGAAGGTCGTACCCTGCTGTCGTGATCGCTACGGTGATCGGGTCGATACGAGCGCCCGAGCCAAGCGTCAAAGCGTCCCATAGTTCGTCGTTGTGCTGAACGTGCAACTCATCGAACACGACCATAGATGGGTTCAAGCCCTGCTGAAGTTTGCCATCGCTGGACAGCACACGATAAACGCCACCGAACCTACGAACCTCAATCGCATCACGGTAGACGTTGCACTCCTTTGACAGGAGCGGACTCTCAAGGATCTGTTGCTTCGCTTCGTTGAACACGATGCGAGCCTGCTGTCTGTCACCTGCTGCGGAATAGACCTCAGCGCCAGGTTCACCGGCAAATAGACCGTAGAGCGCCAACGTAGAGCCGAGCAGGGACTTCCCTTGCTTGCGTGGCAGTCCGATCAGCGCACGACGGAAGCGCAGTTTGTTGTCAGCACGACGCTCTAACAGCGCATTGAGTAACCATCTCTGCCATTCGGTGAACACCAAAGGCTCACCTGCACGGACTCCCTTTGTTGTGACTAGCAGTTCTTCGCCAAACGAAGCGACAAGATCACCGTCTGTCTTTTTGTATTTGCGTTTCGTGTAGTAGGTCGGTGACCAGGACTTCTTAGGCGTGAGAACGCTTCGCTGCGACTCGCTCACGGAACTCCTGCAATGCATCTGTTTGTGTTGAGAGTGTACCGAACCTCGCACGATCCACAGGTGTGAAGCCGAGTTGTGCCAGGTTCTGAGCAATCTGCTTCTCAAGCATCCGAAGCGCTGCTCGCTCACGCCAATCGATGCCGTTGCGAAACATCCGATCACGCAGAATCGCACGCTCATCCGTCTGCTCGCACACGATCATGACCAACTCAGCATCAACATCCTGACTGAGCCACGGAGAACCACTCTCCCAAATCATGTGCCAAAGACGCAGACCAGGGCCACGACCACCATTTGTTGCGCCCATCAAAGGACGATGTGGTTCAGGGACAGACGTTTGCGCAACAGGCAACGTCTGAACAGACGCAAGAGTTGGCAGTTTGCGTTTACCAGGATTTCCAGTTCGCATCTTCTGCTCAACTGGTTTGGGCTTTCTTCCAGTTGCCATGCGTCAAACTCTAACAGCATTTAGTGGTGCTGTTTGTGAACGTCTAGCAGGAATGCGCATCAAGAAATCTGTGCAGTTTCGCGGTCGCGTCTCTCGGCACGGCACAGGGTCCCT